AGCTTATACCTTTTATTCCTTTTGTCCATAGAACCTTTACCATAGCTATCTTTAATGGTAGTGTAGTTTTAAATTGTCCTCCACCTTTTTTACCTTTTTTTATTCTTGGCTGTAAACCCTTTTTTCTAATAAAAGAACCTATACCTTTATAAATACTACCAGATGATTTACCACTACCAAACCTAAAATCTGTATTTAATACTTCTGATTTCCAGTTTTTGTATTGATTGATACCATTATAAGTACCAGCATGGTCACCTGTTTTTATTTTACCACCAGCTCCACTTACACCTTTATCAACAAAAGCTCCATAATCCTCCATGATAAAATCTAAAGTATAAACTTCATTATTTAAATTTATGCTGTACTTTAAACTACTTTCTAAATTACCACCACCTTTACCTTTTCTTTGTAGATTACCAGCTGATAAGTTTACAAGCTTTTGCCCAAAATCATTTATAGAATTTTCTAACCTTCTGTTTACCATTATGTTAAACCGATAAATAATTCACATTGTACATCTGTACTACCATAAGGTCTTACAGCTATACTCTCTAGTGTTTGTAAAGTTGCTGGTAGTGATGGTGTAGTACTAGCTTCACCTATCATAACCTGTTCACCATTATATAAAAGATGAGAGCCTCCAGGTCTTACCTTTACTGTATAACTTGTTGAACCTGATATTACAGCTACATATATTGAGTCTGTAGTACTTAGGTTTGTAACTCTTACATATGCCACATTTTCTACATCTATAGCTCCAGGGCTTGTATGAGGTGTAGTAGCAAAAACAGCTATCTTAGTAGTATTTGAATGGGCACAGGTTAAAATACGTTCCATTACATCTACTATACCTGTTGTAGTTAGTGTATTACTTGAACCTCTTAAAGCTCCATTAAGAGTCACACTCTCACTAATTGTCGTTGTTAAATCTGCCATTTTTATTTATTTATTTCTTATTATTGTTAATATTGTATTTATTTTTTCTTTTATCTCTTCCATGTTTTTAGCATTCTTTTCATGATGTTTAGAGAATGTATCTTTTACTTCACGTATACTAAAAAAGAAGAAATTATATAACGCATAGAAACAGCCTAAAAGCAATACAACGCTTAATCCATAGCTTTCTATTAGTTTTAATGTTTCTTCCATTATACTTATTTATTATCTATTTCTTTTAATTTACTTATTGCCCAGTTAACACCAGCTGATCCACCCCATGCATCCCAAGCCAAACCCCCACACCCTTCCGAGTATGGTACATCTTTATTCTTTTGATGTCTTTTGAATGATGCCATCCTAGCAATCGTATCTCTTGAGATAGGCATTTTCTTAGCTAACATGTTGGCTCTTCGTTTTCCTACATTAGTTAAACAACCACCCCATCCATTCTTTTCAACCCACTTTAAAACTCTCTTAGCATTATTTACAGCACCTTCTGGATAATCATTATAGCTTTTAAGTTTTATACTTATTTCTTCTAGCTTTTCTATTACATCTTCATAATTCATATTTTTATACTTATTTTAGGCGGTATTATCTGTATTTCTATTTTACCCAGTTTTATCTTATTTAATCGTTTTATATATTCAATCATCAGTATCCAGCTCCCTCTTGAGTAACTGGTATGTTACATGTTTGGAAATCATTTTGTACTACTACATTAACATTAAAAACCCACCCAGCACATAGATTATCAAACCTCTCTTGAAATGGTTCTATACTGAATTGTCCATCTGTAAAGTATAAAGGATTATTAATATCATTTACACCAGCTAAACTTTGTCTTTCTGAATGTCTTAGTATACCAATTAAATCTGTAGCAATTTGTAAACACTCATTAAAAACATCTTGTTCATTATTAAGCTGTTTAACTAGTTTATTAAAATTTAGTCATTTTCATTATTCTTAGTCCAGTTCTTATCTTCACTAACCATATCCATAATAAATATCTGAAAGTTATATATTAACTCACTATCACCAGTATTGACAGCTGTAGGTGTAATATGCATTAAAGGAAATTTTGTATCCTTATTCATATCTATCTGCCATATATCCCCAACTGATGTTGTAAATATTTGTTCATGAAATTCACCTACTCTTAGAATAGTATTTACTACATTATTGTATGTCTTATTATCAACCATTTATCTGTACTTTATTTTGTTCTTGTAAATCTATCTCATAACTTAACCATGTTAAACATTCTAGTAATTCTAATTTTGCTACTTTTTCTAAGTTCACTATTTTACCTTCTGTCAATCTATACATTACTCCGAACCATCCCCACTTATTGGCAAAGTTTCCATTGTACTTAACTTTAGTTTCATCAGTTTGGTTTTCATCAAATATGATTGCAAAGTCGTTAATAGTTCGCTTCCTAAATTCCAAAAAAAAACCAGCGCCGATTGCACTTCATTCGCTTTCATGTTTTTAAATATCTTTTTCCTCTCTTCTATATTACCATCATAAGCATCTATCGTATAATCTTTACCATCTTTACTTTTAACAGGTCTATATAAAACTGCCATTATTTCTGGTAAAAAGTTTATATAACCATTTTCCATAAAGTGTTCAAGATCAGCATACTCACCGATAGTAATTTCTTCTAAATTTGGATGAAAGCCATACTCCTTATTTTCTATTATAATAATTTCTTTTAATGCTGTATCCTCCATAGTTTGTATATCTACCATGTTTGATAGCACTTGATTAATATCATGTAAGCTTAAAGCTTCAGCAAACTTTCTTGGTATATCACTCATACTATTTATAAGTGTGAAAGCTTCATCTGTATTACTCTTCTTTTTATACTTAATTAATTTAGCATAAGTTTCTAGTGTTACATCCTTCCAGCTGTTTATTAATGTAAACTTGTTTTCTTTACCATCTTTGTTAATAGTTACTTGCATATTATATTATATAAAAATTGTTTTTTTAGTTTATTGTTTTATATTTGCCATTCATTTCTCTTTAAGTTATCATTTCTCTTGTCGTAAACTGGGGGCTACTAATCAAGTAGCTCCCTTTTACTGTACAAAGTATTTACCTGCATTAGGGTTGTCTAAATGATACACTATATTATATCTTATTCCATCTATTGCGTGATTATAAGCATCTACATATAACTTTGATCCTTTGTCAGCGTAAATGTAGTTATTTAGCTCTTTAGCTATATTTGTTGACTCAGGAGATATAACTAATTCAAAATCCTGCATTCTAGTTATACCGCTTTCAATAGTTCCTTTTTTTACAGGTCTTATATTTACTCCTAAATGCTTTAAGTCTGCTATCAATCTAGGTTCTGCACTATCTGCTATAATTAATTTATTAGATACTTTGTCTAATACTATCTTAGCTAGTTGATGTGATTTTTAAACCATTCTGATATATATGCTCCTTTAAATATATCTTCATTTTCTTTTTATCTATTGCTATTTCTGTAAGGCTATCAGGATCTATTGAAAATCCAAAGTCCATTCCACAAGATGTTTGCAGACCATCAGGATTAAATTCTCCAAAGCTCCAATTAGTAAATACAACTCCTTCTGCTTTGTCTAACCAGCCACCTAATATTTTATGTTGATACTTTTTAAAGTTCTTATGCTTTATAGCCTTAATACGCTCTAAGAAGCTCGTAGAGAGATTATTTTTATTGTCTAGGTATGTAGTATGTATATAACATACATTGTCTTTAACGCCATTAAAACCAGCTTCTACGCCTTTTGCTTCAAAAAATCTATTGTAGATCCAATGTTCTTTAGTTACAGGATTAAGTATAAGTATAATTCTATTTTGTATATCTTTTTCTCTAATACTTAGATCTATTGTATCAAATATATTTTCATCTATTAGCTCTTCAGCTTCATCTAATACCCAACAGCTTATACCTTGTAATGACTTTAAACTTGCAGTTTGATTACCTGCTGATGTTCTAATACCTCTAAACAATATATCACTTTGATTACTAGTATTTAATACTTCTGCTTTATTTATACTAAATATATTTTCAAAACCTAACAATCCTATCTTTTCTAAAAATTCAGGTATTATAGATAAGTGAGCTGATACCATTGTATATCTTGTAAATAGTATTCGTATATTTCTAGACATTGTTAGCAAAGTCAAGAATACTGTAACAGCAAATGATTTTCCTGAGCCACGACCTCCTGTTATTATAAAGTATCGTGCATCAGAATTAAATAGTGCTTGATATTTTTTATTCAGTTTCAGTTTCTATAAATGTAATAACAGGCATATTAATTGCTTTGTCGCCTGATGTTATATCTACTCTATTAGTTTCATTCCAGCCTAGCCTAGTCTTTGCAGCGTGTATTACAACTGATGGCACTTTGTCTTTTACACATTCGTAATACTTAGATTTAATAAAGTCTTGTTGTATATTTTCTATCTCTTCTACTTTAGCATTAAATTCTTCATCTTCTTTTAACCACTTTGTAGAAGTTTGTTCTTGACNGATCAGTTGCTTTTAAAGCTGTTGTTATTACTCCTAGACTTGACTCTAATGCTTTTAACAATCTCTCTTTGTTAATCTTTGTTCTATTTTGTTCCATTTATAAAGCTAATTTAATTGCAAATTCATTATTTTCTCTTTTAGCTGAAGCGACCATAGATGGGTATTGTTTAATCAATTTCTTAATACATTCTCTTTCTATATTTATTGTTCTGTAATCTTTACAACCACCATCAGTTGACCAATGCTCATTTTCCCAAAACAAATATCTTACACCCAAAATACCACCTCTTTCTTTTATATGCCTTAGACATAATTCGTAATCCTCTTTTACTATATAGCTTTCATCAAAGTAATAAGTACCATCATTTATAATTCCTATAATAGAACCCAATGCGTAAGTTTTAAATAAAAAAGGTTTGTAAGGATAAGTACTCTTACTACTACTTTCTGTTTTTACTCCCCATATCTTGTAATCTAATTGTAAGCACATATCAAAGAATTTATTAAATTCATCAAGCCAAAAATCTTCTTCTAAGACTTTAATCATTTTTACATTCCTTTCATTAAATTTTATATATCCTGCTGTTTTAACATCATCATCTAACATTACTACATATTTATGATTACAGTTTTTCAATATCCAATTCCTTGCTTTAGTTATTCCTACCACTTCTTTTGGCATACCCACTACATTATCATAGAATTGTTTATACTGATGTACTTCGCTTTCTGACACATAAAAATGTGCAATCTTTTACTAATCTTTTGAGTAGTACATTTACCTGCTCTGTTCTTACTTGGAATTGCTATGTGCATATCTTTTTCTAAAATCTTTATATGTTAAAACTCTTTCTGTGCTTACTGTATCAAATGACGAACCTTTTTTGTACCCTCCTTTTCTTACTATGCCTAGCTTTAAATCACTTTTTAATTGTTCCCATTCTTCACTATTAGGTTCGCATAATATCATAATATACTCTTTCGGTGGTTCTATTTGAAGAGCTTGTGGTAATTCAATTTCTTCTCCTTCTTCTGCTTCATCTATTTTGTCATCAGGGTTTTGCCAAACATCTAAACCCCAATCTTCTAGCTTAGAGCTATCCCATTCATTAGCTAACATATCCCATTCCCATTCTCCAAATCCTACATTATCTTTAACTATAAATTCTTTTTTTTGTTCTTCTGTTAACCCCTCAGCAACCTCTATCCATACTTCTTTTAATCCTGCATCTTTACTAGCTTTCAATCTCATATTTCCACCTAGCACTATCATATCTTCATCTACTACAATAGGCCTTAACTTTAGCATCTCTGGAAATTCTTGTATAGATTTTACTAATTTTTCAAACTTATCATTTTTAATAATTCTAGGATTATTAGGGTTTGTTTTAATCTGACTTATTTTAATTTGTTTTTTCATATTATTCAAAATGATTCATTTATACCTCGTTCACCTACCATTTTTTCTTTAACTCCATTCCATAGTTTATCACCTTTCTTTTTCATACTCAAACTAGCTTCAGTTCTTTTAAGATTAGGTATACCCTCAGTAGGTTTACTATCCATCCATTTACCACAGCTACATGCCGCTTCCTTACACACCCATTTATTATCTCTAAATACTATAGTTGCTTTAGCTATTTCTTTTTCTTCTTTATCACATTCGCATTTATAAAGTGTCATTTTGCTAATGCTCCTGTTTTTGTTTTGTTTTCTTTGTGTAATCTATCTAGTTCAAAGTGCAAATGATTTATAGCTTTTCTTATATCTTGTTCAGCTGGATTACCTTCTTTTTTTCCAGCTCTCAATAAATATGTAGTAGCAGTCCCTATATTATAAGTCAAACTAAAATTACCTACAACATCTTTTGCCATATANCCATTATTACCTTTATAGTACTCAGGTATTTCTTTTTCGTTCATTATTAAATTTATTTAAGTTTTTGNAAAATTCTTTTTTTTCATGTTGTTTAAGTTTGTAATCTAATATCATAGCCATTATAAACATAACCATAATTATAATACCTAAACAAAAAAATGTAAATTCTATCATAGTTTATTTGTATTTATTATATATTCTTTTCAATCCTTCAAAGCATGAGCTTAAACAAGAACCACAGTTAGTACCATAACTATAACTAGTACCATGTATTGTATTATACAGTTCTATCATTCTTTTCTCTACAGAAACATCTTTAGCTTTTCCTGTTTTTATACCATCCCATATATTTTTAACAGCTTCAATTATCTCTTTAGGTAATTCATCTGGTGTTTCAATCTCAGTTGTTTTTTGCCACAAACCCTTTGGGCATTCCGAAGGCGCGAGGCGAGATTTAATTTTCATAAAACAGCCACACACCTTGCATGATCCAGTTAATCTAAAGTAATACTCACAACCTTTACAGATAGCTATTCTCTCTTCATATATATAATTAGGTACAAAAAATTTCATCATTTTGTCCACAATCTTCTGTAAGTCATTGTTTTAGGCATTTCAAAACCAAACATCATAATCCATGTATTGTTCTTTACTGGATCATAATATTTAGTGTTCTTCCTTTTCTTTTTCATGTATTTTATCTTTAATGATTGTTCTAACTTTATCTATAGTAGTATATATACTATTTCTACTTATCTTAGTTTTAGCTGCTAAACTATCTAATGTGTTTGATTCATAGTAATACAACTCAAACATCTTCTTATCATACCAATGACAATTATCAAGTATCTTATCAATATCTTCTAATTGTTTCCACATACCTTTACTTTTAATTTCTGGCATGTTTTCCACATCTTTATTATTATAATAATTATCTTGGCTATAATGTAAGTTAGCAGTTTTAGTAGTAACAAAACAAGTACTATCAATATGTGAGTAATATTTTTTGTATTTATAATAATAAGGGCTAGTTTTACTAGTTAAACTTCTATTTAAAATTATTGTACCAAATTTAATTACACCAGTTTCTCCATCATTTGTATAGATTTTTTTAAGTAAATCTGGATTCATTTGTAGAAAATACAAGTACAGCTCCTGTACACTCTCATCTATTTCATTTACATCTTTTGTATTTCTACTAGCTATTTTTCTAAACCTATCATAAAGCTTTGATATTTCTATATATATATCATTCATCTTTAATAGGATCAAGTTGTTCTATTTTGTTTACTGTATCTTCTAATACTTCCTGTAATACTAATCTGTAAGCTCTTATAGTACCAGCTTTTTGTTTACTCTCTACTCCAGCAAAAAAACCCTGTGTCATTACAGAAACATTGATAGGTATTATCATTAACCAATCCCAGTAATTATTTTCTTTAGCACCTTTACCATAATTATTATGATAATCTATAATAACCTTTAAAACTTCTTGATATGATTGATATTTTGATTTAGTACCTATATCTTGAGCAAACCCATCACATACCGATAAAAAGCTTTCTATCGTTTGTTTATGCTGTTCATTTGCATAAATTGGATTACTCATACGACAAAGTTAAAAAAAAAGTTACTCTATTCCTAAATCTATTTTTAAGTTTTTAACAAATGTTTTGTAATAACCTATCTCAGTTTCATAATCTACTCTAGTCATTTTAACTGTAGAATGAGCTAAAATAAATAAATCTTGAGATGTACTTTTACCATACTTTGCATCTAAATTATTGCCAAATTGCCATTGTTTGCCCTGATCAAACATGTTGCATTTAACACATTGTACTTGACAATTATGCTCATTCCACCTTGTAGCTGTATGCCTTCTTGATTGAAAGTGGCCACATTGTAACCTCTTGTAATAGTCTCTCTTACCACATGTAAAACACTCAGTTATACCACCAGTACTAGCGTTTCTCAACCTAATATATAAGCTGAACCACTTATCTAGTTCTTTTTTAAGTTTACTTATTGATTTCATTAATACTCAAAGTAACCTCGCTGTTTAGGTATTTTACAGCTATTATCTACAGGATATCCTAACTTTTCCTTCATGTGATTTGTAAGTTTTGTTTTTCTTATCATAATACCTTTCACCCCTAAGCTCTTTATTTTCTTCTTGTACTTTTCTTCGCATCCTAGTTAAACCCTCAGTATTATGTAGTTTACCTGTAGCAAACAAACATAAAAACTCATAAGCTGTTATTTCATTTACATCAATTCCTTTTGCTTCTAACTCATTACTCCAAAACCTAGCAATCAATTTACTGTCACTATCTCTCAATCTTTTATCATGAGTTAAAAGTTTAATAATTTCATTTTTAGTTTTCATTTTTAAAAGTTTTATAAATTATATGAGTAAAGAACCCTATCCAGTATAAATTAGTTTTTTAGTTTAATTTATTTTAATTATTGTTGTTTATCAAAGTAGGGCAGTAACTTTCACAAAGTATAACGCTCAATTATTATTAGTTTCTATTACAACTTTACTCATATAATTTTGTTTCAAATTTAGTATAAATATCTATAAGTTTTATATAGCAAAAAATATTTATTAACTTTTTTACTGTTAATATCTTATTCTTTTAAGTTATTTATAATGATCATAAAAACACCAGTTATCAAAACCCATCCTATCATTTTTTTATCTTTTTTAATTTATAATATATGTAACTTGCAAATGGTGTACCTAATATAATTGATANTATACTAGGATGAGGTTCACCACATAAACCTGTTATATGTTTTAAAAACTCAATCACTTCAATAGCTTTTGTTTATCTTGATAGTACAAAACTTTATCAGCTGGTTTACCTAAAGTATTTACTTCATAGTATGCGTTATCTATTACTTTTTTATGAGCATAAACCCACTTATAAAAAGTTCTTATATTCAAAAATGGTTCATCTTTTCCAAACCTTACTCCCTGATGAAAAGCATCTTGAACCTGATTAAAAGTTAAATTTTTAAATCTTTTTTCAATTTGTAAATCACTAGCAAAAATTTTTGATAAACTAGCCATAGTTTTACCATCTGTTTTATGTCCTATTTCTATTGAGGTTTTAGCTATAAGCTCATAAACTTTTTTAGTTAAATCATTTAATGTTTCTTGTTCTATTGTTTTCATAAATATTCTTTTCCCTTTAAGTATTCATTCAACTGAGCATCTATTTTACTCATAGTTGTTTTTTTATTTGATTTATTCTTACCTCTCCTTTCCCATGTTCTTATTGCAGCTTTCCAATCCTTCATTTTATTTTTCCCTACCATCCAGTTTTTACTTTCATAAAAATCAAAAAATGTTTCTGCATCTATATTATTTTTTCTCTCTTTACAATAATATTCAATTTGATGTAACATTGGTTTAGAGAAAGTTTTATTATTTATTCTTATTTTTTTATTCTTATTAATAGTTGTTAAGTTTTTTGAGTTCAAGTTGTTTAGTTTCTTAATAACTTGTTCTTCATTTATTTTAAAGTATTGTTTAGCTGGAATACCTTTTCTTTTAACTTCTATTAACTTATTCTCAATCAACACTTTAACAGCTTTTCTTTGTTGATATGGTGTAAGCGTAGTATCATCTTCAATGTTTTTTTCAGTATTAAAAAACCAACCATCTACCATACCATTAGCAATAAAGTACTCTTCTTTACTAATTAAATCTGCTAGTAGTACAGCTCCTTTCAAACCAATACTTTTAGATAAACTTTTATTGATAATCAAAAATGCTGTACTACTTAACAAATGTTTCATAACATAACCCAGTTTAATTTTTTATTATAACCTTTCATAGCTTGTTCTAACAAATCATAATCCTTAGCAAAATTATAATAATCAGAATAGAATTGATAGCTAACATCTCCAGATTTCAAAGTAANTAAAATTTCTTTTCTTTTACTACTCTTTAATCCAAATTTTTCCAAATGTTTTATTAACCATGCTTTCTCTAAAAAAACTTTGCTGGTTTCTTTATAACCATTTACCTCTTTAAGTATCTTAGTATAAGCTTTAGCATACCTTATACATGTATCAAAACTATTTTCATGTATTTTAGTATAATAATAAGTAGCTGTTCTATCCATGTTAAGTAAACTAGCTATAACCTCTCTTTTAATACCTTTGTTAAAACTTATAACAGTACATATTTTTCTACCTAAACAGATATCAAACTTTCTACTTTTGGTTTTTAGTATATCTTCTGGTAAACTTAAAGTTGATGTAGTAGAGTTACTTATTTTTTCAAATATTTCTAAATCTCTCATTTTAGAATGGTAAATTATCATTATCATTATCATCTGATGTAACAAACTTTTCCTTATTATGTACTTCAGCGTTTTTATTTTGAAATCTAAAAGCTTGTATAGTTGTAAAGTATCTACCATTCCACTCTTTACTCCCTACATGACAGCTCATATCTACAGTATCACCTTCAGAAAATTTATTTAATTGATTTATCCTTTCAACACCAAAGGCTTCAATAAGTACATCTGGATTGTATTCTTGATCTTGTTTTAATATAAAACATTGTTTACTCCACTCTTTACCAGCTTTAGATGTACCTTGTTCTAAAGGTAAAATTTTTGTAATCGTTCCATGTATTTCTATCATTTTATTTATTTTTTTTAGTTTTAGTACTCTTTTTAATTATTTCTACATTACTTTTTTCCATCTTACAAGTAAATCCATCTAGTGTAGATAGTATTACATAATCCACACCATTCTTTTCATATTCTTTTACAATATGTAGCTGGTTTTTAAATTGTTGTAACATGTCAGTATCTCTAAAATGATTTGCACCAATTTTAGAAAAATCTTTAATTTTTGCTTTTTTCATAAGTTATTGATTTTTAATTTTCCAGTTAATATAATTAGTTAAAGTTTCACCATCAAAGATTAATTTATCCTTTTCTGGTATGTAAGGATACTCCCTACCATTTGTATATTTCTTTGTTTTAAGTGTTTGTATAGGTAATCTATATAAAAACCTACCTACACCCCACTCTACACATGCTCTTTTAAAAGCATCTGATACATGTCCTTTTTCTTTTTCTACATTAGATTCTGATCCTGTATTTGATTTTTCAACCCACTCATTAAGTTTTTCATTCCATATACTTACTTTACAGAACAATAAACCATTTGCTTGATAAAATGTACTTTGCCAGTTTCCAGCTCCACAAACCTCATCTAGCATATCCATACAATCTCTAGCATCTATATAAGCTACACATGTAGCTCTA